CTGATCCTCTATTTTTGCCTCTTCTTCCTAGCAGCGTTTTTGATATTCTTCTGTTTGAAATAAGCAAGTCTTTATTGTTACGTCATATGTTTTATTCGCTCAAGTTTCTATGCTTTCTTATCTGACATAATCTTCTTCTACATTTATTTTTATCTTATTTTCTTGCTTAAATCGACAATTGGATGCTTCAAATTTTAAGTCTCAATAAAATCAACATTGTGATGATTTCTTTTAATTTTAATAATCTTCGAATTCTAAGGTGGCTTATCATCGTCTTCATTTTCGCCAGTAGCATCAATTATTGGAGCATTAGTTCTAGTGTTAGTGACTTTGTCATTTGGTTTTTTGACTCCTGCAACTTTAATATGATGTGGAATGTTGCTTTTTGTCTTAATGTCTGAGTCATAAATAATCTCCGCTATCGTCACTTTCTTACCTTTGTTTGGCTGTTTCTGCAAATGTTTATTTTATTATTGCATGTCTAAAAGCATTTTGACTTATTTCTATCTGGTCACTTTAATTACCTCTGCTAATTATGCAATTGCTCTTTTCTATATATTCGCAGCCTACATTAGTTATTTTCTCTTACGCTCCTCGTTGTTTTATCTAGGTTTTGAGAGTCCGCATACAGATCTCAAATTTGCCAATTATAAACGGTCAGATCTTATTTGTCCATGCCATGTCTTCTTTACAAAGATCCACTATCTTTAGACGGGCTTTAACGTTCTATTTATTGTTAGTTCAGCGACTCTGTCAAAGATATAAAATTTTTTCCACTCAAAATGAAAAGCAAGTTTCTAAGGATCTTATGCGCGCATCAAAGACCACACGACGTTATTGAGAGACATATAATGTAACTACTTCTTCGTGTAATTTCTACTTGACATCTCATGATACCATTACTTAATTTTTGATATGATCCTTGGTGCATTAATATAATATTTTTTCAATTGTAAAGCTGAATGAATTTTCTTGATTTAGTCTTCGTCAAATTTCTTTTCAGATAATTTTTCAATTAAGAGCCTAACAGTCGATGCTCC